GCATCAGTTACTGCCTCAAACAAAGTTTCTGCTTTTGGATCTGGTGCTGGAGTTCTTTATCATCAACAAGTTCAAATCACATCGGAAGCATAAAAATGAAACTCATCAGAGAAGAAATCGAAAAAGTAGAAGTTATTACTGAAGGAACTGGTAAGCAAGCAAGACTCTGCATCAGAGGACCATTTTTGCAGGCAGAAACTGTAAACCGCAATGGACGCATGTATCCTATGTCTATTATGGAACGTGAGGTGACTCGTTATAATGAGCAATATGTTCAAAAGGGTAGAGCACTGGGAGAACTTGGGCATCCTGATGGACCAACAGTAAACCTTGATCGAGTTTCACATAAAATCACAGAACTTTATCGTGATGGTAATAACTTTATAGGTAAAGCTCAAATTCTTTCCACTCCTATGGGAAAGATTGTTGAATCACTTCTTAAAGATGGAGTGTGCCTTGGGGTTTCTTCTCGTGGTATTGGTTCACTGAGAGAAAACAATAAAGGTTATAAAGAAGTTGGTGAAGACTTTATGCTTGCTACTGCTGCTGATATTGTTGCAGACCCTTCTGCACCTGATGCTTTTGTTCAGGGAATTATGGAAGGAAAAGAGTGGTGTTGGGATGGGGGATTGTTAAGAGAGAAGGCAGCAGAGAAAACTTATAGAAAAATTAACACTCTTGTTGATCAAAGTGTTCTTGAAGAATATAAGTTATCAGTGTTCAACGAGTTCTTAAATTCGTTGTAATTTAATTAATTATAAATAAATATAGATTTACTACAGGAACAATACGGAGAGTTCAAATGTCTCGTGGCAAACAATTACAAGAAATGGAATCTGCTTCTACACCTGGACAAGGTGGTGGTGCGGGAAGTGGTGCAAAGCAATCCAAGACTGCTGTGAATTCAGGAGCATCTGCACCTGATCCAATTCCAAGTCTTTCAGGATCAACACCAGGACAAACTGGATCATGGGAAGACCTTGGCGGTCCTACTCCAGAAAACTATAAGTCAGATGATGATTCTGCAAAATTAAAAACTCCAGGAGCAACCCTTAAGCAAGTTAAGGATGTTGTTAATAAGGGTGCAAAACCTGCAGAAGCAATGAAGGAGGAAGAAGAGTTAGAGTATGATGATGAAGATGAAGAACTCTTAGAAGCTTCTGAAAAGGAAGAAGATGAGGATGAGGATGAAGAAGATGATGACAAGAAAAAGTCTAAAAAAGGTGATAAAGAAGAAGACGAAGAAGATGATGAAGATGAAATGAAAGAGGAGTATGACATCGAAGAAGATGTTAATGCCCTTCTTGCTGGTGAGGATCTCTCTGAAGAGTTCCAAGAAAAAGCAAGAACAATCTTCGAAGCTGCTCTTCGTTCAAAAGTTTCTGAAATTAAAGAAACTCTTGAAGAGCAGTATTCTAATGTTCTTGCAGAGGAGGTCGAAGAAATTAAGACCGAACTTGCAGAACGTGTAGATTCATACCTTGAGTATGTTGCTGACGAGTGGATTTCTGAAAATGCACTCGCAGTTGAACAAGGTCTTAAGACCGAAATGACTGAATCATTCCTTCAAGGAATGAGAGGTCTTTTTGAAGATCATTATGTAACAATCCCTGAAGAGAAATATAATGTACTTGAGAGTATGGTAGAAAAACTTGATGATATGGAGACTAAACTCAACGAGCAGATCGAAAAAAATATTTCACTCAACAAGCGTCTTTCAGAGTCGGTTGCTGATGGAATCTTTGAACAAGTTTCTGAAGGTCTTGCAGACACTCAGAAAGACAAGCTCGCTTCACTTTCCGAAAGTGTTGAGTTTGAAAGTGAGATAGAATATCGTGAAAAACTGGAGACATTGAAGGAATCATATTTTCCTTCAAGAGGAGTTTCTCCATCAGCGAGAACTGAAACCCTGTCGGAAGGTGTAGATAGTTCATATGAATCACATTCTGGTTCGATGGCTAACTACTTGAAGACTCTTTCATCGTTCAGCAAATAATTGAATTTAATATAATTCAAACACAAAAAACAAACACTTAACAAAGGTAAACGCAAATGTTCCAATCAGAGCATCTGCAGGAAAAGTGGGCACCTCTTCTCAATTATGAGGGTCTTGATTCAATCAAAGATTCACATCGTAGAGCGGTAACCGCAGTCCTGTTAGAAAACCAAGAAAGATTTTTAAGAGAGCAATCCTCTTTTGAAACTGCAGGTTCATTCCTGACTGAAGCACCAACCAACTCTGTTGGTAATGGTGGATTCACAAATGCAGGCGGCACTGGTCCTACTGCAGGTTTCGATCCCGTTCTGATCTCCTTGATCAGACGTTCAATGCCTAATCTGATCGCCTATGATATTGCAGGCGTTCAACCAATGAGTGGTCCTACTGGACTCATCTTTGCAATGCGTTCACGTTATGTGAATCAAAGTGGAAATGAAGCATTCTTCAATGAAGCAGATTCTTCGTTCTCTGGTCAACCAGCAGGACGTGATGATGCTAATGGATTTACCAACGGTGCCGTTGGTATGGGTACTACTAGCCAAAGTGGTGTTAACCCTTCAGTTCTGAACCCAGTCGGTACTGCTACTTCGACCGCATATAATGTTGGTCAAGGTCTTCGTACAGATTCTGCAGAAGGTCTTGATGGTACGGGGGCGGATGCTTTCAACCAGATGGCATTCTCAATCGAGAAAGTCACCGTTACTGCAAAGTCACGCGCACTGAAAGCTGAGTACTCACTTGAGCTTGCTCAAGACCTCAAGGCAATCCACGGTCTGAATGCTGAAGCAGAATTGGCAAATATTCTCTCCACAGAGATTCTTGCTGAAATCAACCGCGAAGTCATCAGAACCGTCTACAAGGTTGCTGAACAGGGTGCTGTGCAGAACGTTGCAACTCCTGGTATCTTTGACTTGGACATCGACTCTAATGGTCGTTGGTCAGTTGAGAAGTTCAAAGGTCTTCTGTTCCAAATCGAGCGTGATGCTAACGCAATCGCACAAAGGACTCGTAGAGGAAAGGGCAACATCATAATGTGCTCTGCTGACGTTGCTTCAGCACTGACCATGGCTGGCGTTCTGGATTATACCCCAGCACTCAACGCTAACCTGAACGTTGATGATACTGGCAATACTTTTGCTGGTACTCTAATGGGCAAATTCCGTGTATATATTGACCCATATGCAGCTAACCTGACTTCAGGTAATGCATCTCCTGGTAACCAATATTATGTTGTTGGTTATAAGGGTTCTTCTCCTTATGACGCAGGACTCTTCTACTGCCCTTATGTGCCTCTCCAGATGGTTCGTGCCGTTGGTGAGAACAACTTCCAACCAAAAATTGGATTTAAGACCCGTTATGGAATGGTTGCAAACCCATTCGCTGAGGGTACTGATGCAGGTCTCGGCGGTCTTACGATTAATGCAAACCGTTACTATCGTAGAGTTGCGGTCAAAAATCTGATGTAAGTTTTTCTTACAAGATTATATAAGACCTCCTTCGGGGGGTCTTTTTTTATCTAAATAATTACAAAAATATTATGCCATCAAATCAACCACAAAATAGAAACTTTCTATCTCCTACAGGATTTAAATTTTCTCTAAAAAGAGCTCCTAAAGTTTCATTTTTTTGCAACTCTGCAAATATTCCAGATTTAAATTTGGGAATTGCTATCCAACCATCTTACTTAAAGGATATTGATACTCCAGGAGATAAAATAGTCTTTGGTGATTTTTCTTTAAGATTTCTTGTAGATGAAGATTTAGAAAACTATATGGAAATTCAAAATTGGATTCGTGGACTTGGATATCCAGAAGAAGTGCAGGAATTTAGAGATTTAAATAAATCCGGAATATCTAAAGGAAATTATACAAAAGACAGACAAAATATTTACTCTGATGGAACACTTCAAGTTTTAACAAGCGCATCAGTTCCAAATTTTCAAATTATATTTAAAGATTTATTTCCATATTCATTAGGAACCTTATCATTTGATGCAACATCAACAGATGTTCAGTACTTTACAGCAGACGTAAGTTTCAAGTATACTATTTACAATATAGTAGATCTTGGCGGCAACCCCCTATGAGTTTAGACCTTGATACAATTCAAAAAATGTGGGAGCAAGATTCCAGAATAGATCCAGACAATCTTCATACAGAATCTTTAAATATTCCAATTCTCCATTCAAAATATTTTGAAATTTATAATACAATTATTTTATTAAAGAAAAAAGCAGAACAACAGAAAAAAAATATTAGACATCAAAGATACGAATATTTTACAGGTAAAGCAGATCCCGATGTTTATCTAGAAAATCCATTTCCCAAAAAAATTAGGGATAAAGAAACTCTTCAGGGTTACTTGGACTCTGATGAAAAATTATCACAATCTTCATTAAAGGTTGATTATTATGATGTAATGAATAGCAGTGTTCGCATCAAGCATCAACCGAGTAATGGAATTGATTGTTTCTATGTGGAGGCAATGCAGTATGAGTACAAAGGTTGTTATGTTGGTACTCA